AGGGCTTTCTTACAAAACTTATGAAAAATCACTAATTACCTCCACCTGGTATACCAGATTGGTTGTCATCTACATCTACATCTGCAACAACTCCTGGTACAACAGTAACGTTTACGCCAGAGCCGTTACCAGCAAATGTTAATTGCGTGTCTGTTTCTACTGTAATATCACAGAAGTTTGCGGGTGCTCTTTCTTGACCTGTAAAAGTCAAGCTATACCCACTTAAATCACCCATCGCTGCACCACTAGAAATTGTTCCACCAGTTACATCCATTCCGTGCTCTAGTCCAGCCATAAAATAATTATCATTATTATCTTTTAAAATTATGTGCGGTCTAGCGAATGAGATCAATTTTAATTCTTTATGATCTTTAGGTGTTAGTTTTGGTAAAACCAAAGTTAGAACTTGCTCGAAGAACGTACCACCTGTATCTGTCGAAGAGGTGATAGTTTGCTCTAAATTGGAGTTGCCTTTAAGATCGTATCTATAAGCGGCACTAGCAGCAATAGAAGCAATATTATCTTCAGTTCCTGAAGTAGTATTCATAACTACATCACCTAAACCGTAATCAATAAAGTATACCGCTTTTAATCCACCTACCGAATCTTTACAAGGTCTTTGTCTTCCTTTTGTTAAATCACAACTCATATTTATTATTTTTATAAGGGGGCTGAACGCCCCCTTGATTAAACATTAAGAGTATAAAACAATATCAGATCCGATACCGTGCTGTACTCCTGCACTTCCTCTAAGAACTACTCTTACATTTTGACTTCCGTCAATGTCTGCCATATCAATTAATTTTACTTCTTGCCAGTCATTTAATAAGCCTGTACCGAAGAATAAGTTTGATGATTCAGCAGCAACCATTTTATCATTTCCTAATCCAGGAGCTGTAAATAGTTGAATGCCTTGAAAGTTCATTTCTGTTTTACCTACGTTATATAAATCTCTATAACCTAAAGCTGCTTGTGCTTGAATATAAAATTTAGCTGCACTTGTTGGAATATAAATTTTTACATCTTCTTTGCCATATACTGATCCTGGAATTGCATCAACAACTTTACCTAACTCTGCAATAATGTTTGCTGCTGTTAAAGTAGTACCTGAAACATCAACAACATCACTATCTGCAGCTAATAAAGCTTGAAATCCATCAAACTCACCATTATTAGCAGTAGCACCTTGCCAAATGTTTTGTTCTACTTTTTCAGCAACTTTTGCTGATACTTGTCCGATTAAGAAATCAGAAAAGTTTCTTGGTAAATTATCGTATTGGCTAAAGCCCATACTGTTTGCTTCCCAGTCTTGTCTGAAATCTTTTTTACATAACTGTAAGTTTACTTGAAACTCTTCTGGTTGTAAAATTCTTTCTGACAGTGTTATATTTGAAGTTGGGTCAAAATCACAAGAAGCATCTTTTAAAATACTATCTAGTGAAAGTTTTTTGATAACTTCTTTGAATTTAATATTGGGTTTAATTGAAACCCCGCCTTGAGATAACGTTACACCACTAAGTAAAGCTGCTGCAATATATTCACCAGCAAATTCACCTGCGTAGCTTGTAGTTATACTTGTTGTAGTCGCCATATCTTTTTATTTATTTATTTAATTATTAACTTGGATCAGTAGCTGTAATTGAACCTGCTGAGTTTCCGATTCCCCAAACATACCATTTGCTACCGTCTGACCAGATGTCGATAAAGTCTCCAACTGATTCTGCTGACGCAACAAAGTTAATTTGGTCTTCTCCAGAAGCTGCTACAGATGCACCATTTACTACTAAAATTCCATCTATATTATCTCCTTCTGCACTATCAATTATATAATTTGAAGTATCAAATGCGTTTGCTACAACAAATCTAAAATGTAGTCCAGACTCTACTGCTGGTAATGTTACTGTTACCCCTGCTGATGCAGCAAGCTCATACCATTTACCACTGTCTGCTGCTGTAAGTGTAACTGCTGCTGATACTGAATCAACATCATTTTTAATTCTTACAACGTCATTATTAACGTGTGTTAAAACTGCCATAATTATTTATTTTTATTTATTATTGTTTCCATTACTCTGTCAAGAGTAGATTTTCTTCTATTTTGTGCAAATAATATTTTTCTCTTACTATTTACATCAGCTTGTGGATCGTGAGCGATTGGCTCAACCACTGGCTCTTGTGCAGAAAGTTCTTGCTTCTCTTCAGAATTTAATTCTTCTGGCACATCTTTTTCATCATCACTAGACATTTTTTGTATCATACCTTTAACTTCAGCGATTGCTCTAGCTAAATCTTCTTTGGTTGCGTACTTAGACATCTTATCTTCGTGTTCCTCCATCTCTTTGTCTTCGTGCTCTCCCATTTTTTTCTTGTCTTTGTCGTGATAACCAGCTTCTACTTCCTCGTTAAGTTCAACATTTTTCTGAACTTCAGAGTTTTCGTTTTGCTCGTTAAGAGCAATTTCTTCATTTACTTCTACATCAGAAACTTCAGTGATCTTATCATCATTTTCGATTTCTGTATTTAGAAGGACATTTTTGAATTTGTCTACTATTTCACTTGCTTTCATAACTATATATATATTAGGTTAATCATTATTTATTTAGGGTGTTGTATTTTTATACTTTACCTATACCTTGATTTATTAGATAACCTTTACAACACTTTCTTGAATATGTTCTGCCATCGTCACAAAGGCAGGCTCTTTTGCCTGACTTTGGACTTGTTCTACTTGGAGTCTTAAATGGTTTTTTCATTATTTACTTTTAGGATGTTTAGATGGTAAAAGATCATAGTCAGTTGTATATTTTGCATTTTGTGGTCTTCCGTTTCTTACCAAGTACATAAACGCATTGACCCTGGCGTGTGCCCATTGTGAGGGTGATTTGACTCTTGGTGAGTGACTTCTATTGAATGCACCTAAACCTCTTTGAAATACAGAAGCTAACATACCTACTGTGATACCATATCCTAATTTTTCTTTATATCTTTTGTTAAAATCGTCAGCTTTTTTTTGCAGAGCTTTACGATCTTTAGCAGATACTTTTGCACCTGTTTTACCTTTTGCAGTTCCTTTTGCACTTCCTTTACCTTTTGGTCTTGGATTTGGTGTTTTAGATCCTGGAGCTTTCGGACTCTTTCTAATACCACCTCTAGGTCCAACTTCTGCCATCTTAACACATTTACCGTCTTTTCTTTTATAACCGTCAGGACAATGATATTTTAACTCTTCTTTATTATGATATTTACAAGGCATATACCAAGTCTTACCTTCAAACTCGTGTTCGTGTATACCTTCACATCCTATGTTTATAGCCATCTCTTCTGCTTTTTCTTTTGATGAGTAAGCTAGTCTGTCATCTATGATAGCGTAGTCTTCATCTACAGATTTAGATGTTAATTCTATTTCTCCTAATTCTTTTAGTTTTGATTCCGCCCATCTTAAACCAGCTTTACCACCCCAAGCATCATACATAAGTTTACCACAACCATCACCATAAGATTTAGATACTTCTAAATCTTTTGCGTGTCTAAGTAAAAAACTTCTCATTCTTTTAATTGTGCTTACACTTAAATTAGCACCTTTAGAAATTTGTGCAGCTCTTCGTTTGCCTACAGGTGTTCCGCAACTACCCCAACCATTCTTTTCTACATACTCTAATACTCTTTTAGCATTATTTTTGACTCCAGCAGGGTAATCTGAGTAAGTTTCTAATTCTACATCTAATTCTTCAGTCAATTCTTCTATTAAAGATAATGCTGCAATCTCGCTTTCTTCTAATTCTTCTTCTTCGTCATATTTTAGGGCATCTACAAAGTGTCCTTCTATAGAAAAACCTTTTACTTTACCTGTTTTCACATAAGTATCCCAAATTTCATCATTATTGACTTTCATAGTAACCATCCAAGTACCTTTTGGTAAATCAAAACCGTATTTTTTTGATTTGTCCATTTTAGGATCTTCTATAATCCAAGATTCTACAACAGACAAACCGTTTAGGTTTATTTTATGCTCTAATGTGCTATTATTTTGTTTACCTTTCGTCAAAAAAAGCTCTGCTGCTTTTTTGACGGTATTTTCGCTGAAGTATATAAAATATTCTTGCTCTTCAAACTTTCTATATATTTTTTTGTTTGGTAT